GTGGCAAGCGTGGATGGCTCGCGCGTCTACTACGACAAAATGAATCCCCGTGTGGAGGTCTTTATCGAACCGCTTGACGAGGCTGTCGAAGCCTACGAGCAATGGAAAAAGGAGAAGAAAGATGCCCGCTGATTACAACGACTATGTGAAGAACGCCGGGATCACAAACCGCCAGATGGTTTCCGAACTCCGGCGCTACTACCCCAAGTACGGCAAACCAACGCAGACGATGATCTGCAACCCCTCGAAGTACGCCGTGCAGCTCACCCCCGAGGCCGAGGCCATCCTGCGCCTTGCCTTCGGCACCCACCACGGCCTGTCGGACACAGTATGGGACGGCAAGACCGAGCTGCCCAAGCCCCGCCGTCAGGAGCACCGCCGTAAGGGGAACAAGCTGACCGTCCGGCTGGACGATTCGCTGTTTGACCAGCTCTGCGCCATGTTCAACCGCACGGCCTTCGCCTCCATGCAGGACATGGTAGAGGCGGCGATCGTGGAATTTCTGAGGAGGCGCGAGGTGTAGATGATTAACGGATACATGCCCCCTTCCGCAACGTGCGAATGGGAAACGCCGCAGGATCTCTTCGACTTCCTCGATTCCATCTACCACTTCGACCTTGACCCGTGCAGCACAGACAAAAACGCCAAGTGTGCCATGCACTACACCAAGGCGGACGATGGCCTCAAACAGGATTGGGGGGGGGCGGACCGTCTTCTGCAATCCGCCATACGGGCGGGAGCTTGGGAAGTGGGTGCGGAAAGCCTACGAGGAAGCGCACAAGCCAAACACCAAGGTCCTGCTTCTCGTACCGGCCCGGACAGACACCGCGTGGTTTCAGGACTACTGCCTGAGTGCCCCGGAGCAGGTGAAGATATACTTCCTGCGCGGGCGGCTGAAATTCGGAGGGGCAAAAAACAATGCGCCGTTTCCCTCCATGTTGGTACTTTATGATTTTTCATATATTTAATAGGAAGGAGAAGCCATGATTTTAGTCGATGCCATACTCAAACCGGCGGACACCTACTGGAAAAAGCAGTACAACGCCGAGCGCATCCGCCGCCAGCGTGCCGAGGCCGACGCCAAGTGCTACAAGGACGAGGCGGACTACACGAGCGAATCCCTCGCCATCGTCTCGGACCGCGAGCTGAAACAGGCCCGCGCCATCGAGGCGTATAACAAGGAAGTCACCGAGCTAAAGCAGCGGCTCAAGGACCGGGAGACGGAGCTTTCCATGACCCGGCAGCTCCTGGACGCGGAGCGCCGCGCCAGCAAGGCATACCAGCTCAGCGAGCGGCTGTGGCAGGCCAGCAAGGCCAAGGAGGGTGCATGACAGACGGGAAGAAATACCGGGAGCTTATCGAACGCCTGCGCGGCGAGGCCGCATGCTACCCCGACGACTGCGACTACTGCTCCGCCGAGGGGAAGTGCCGCTGCCAGCGTATCGGGCAGGCGTGCGACGCTGCCGAGGAACTGCTGACCGGCCTCGAGGCGGCGGAGAAGGAGCTGAAGCTCTGCCGCAACGAGCTCTGCCTCCGCTGCGGTGACTACATCCACGCGCACGAGGGCTGGTGCAACGGGTGCCGCTGGCAGAAGGCGGCGGAATGACAAGGGGGGAGCACATGCGGGAGGCCCGGCTCAAAGCCGGGCTGACCCTCCGGGAGCTGGGCAGCATCAGCGGCGTGCAGTTTGGGACGATCAACCGGATCGAGACCGGGCGCAACAACGGCAGCATCCAGACCATCGAGCTGCTCGCCGACGCCCTCGGCCTCACCATCGACGAATACATCGGCCATGAGAGGAGAGACGAAGAATGAACCCGATGACCATTTCGGAACGAATTGCAGCAAACGCCCGGTTCCTATGCCGGTCGCAAGGCAAAAAGATAGGCGAGATGGAGGCGGCTGTCGGCGTTTCGACCGGCTATCTGTCCCGCGTGAAAGGAAAGGTCATGCTGCGTATCGATATAGGCTATGCGCTGGCTGAGTATTTAGGCGTGAGCATGGACGATCTGGTTGCACCGTCTCTGGCTAAACGGGTGCGTATTATGGAACTGGAAACCGAGCTTGCCGAATTAAGGAGGGAGCGGGATGCCTGAGTATATCGAACGCGAGGCGGTGCTTGGAATGCTCAAGCAGGAGTGTTCCCCAATGGTATTTGCGTATCTTGCCGATCTGGTGAACGACATCCCCGCCGCCGATGTGCGGCCTGTGGTGAGAGCTGTTTGGCGTATGTATTCGCCGTTTACAGACACATATGAATGTACAAACTGTGGTGAGCAAGTCATTGACCAACAGTTTAGAACGAATTTCTGCCCCAACTGCGGGGCTATGATGGAGGAAAGCTGATGTATGACGAACTGATTGCGGAACTGCGGCAGCATCATTGTGATGCTAAAGAGGATGATACACAAGAAGTCTGCGAAGAATGTGCCTATGATGTGATTATAGCGGACGAAAGCGTACCGAGCGGAATCGCAAGTGTTTGCGTGTGTGGACTAATGAACAGAGCCGCCGATGCAATTGAGGAACTGAGCAAGCCGAAGTGGATTCCCGTGACGGAGCGGTTGCCGGATACATCGCACTCTGTTCTCGTCGCAGGAAAAATGAAATACGAATGGGAAAAAGAATACACCAGATTCGTAGACCTCGGCTGGAACGATGGCGTATCCTTTGAGACGTGTAACGACTGGTACGAAGGACAGCATGAGTTTGAAGTCACCCATTGGATGCCGCTACCAGAGCCGCCGAAGGAGGAATGAGCATGGGAATTTATATTGACATGGAAATGCCGAAAGGCTTAGAAATGCTTGTTGTCTTTTCCGATGGAACGGTACATAAGTGCTTGCCGGGTATGCGAGAATACGTTGAAAAAGGAACCGCCGTCCCCGTCCCGCCGCATGGGAGACTGATTGATGCGGATGCGCTGAAAGTGTCCCTTGTGTTTGCCGAGGAAACAGCAGAGTGGGCTGTTCCGGCGTTACGGGCAGTTCTGATGGTTATTGACGAGATGCCCACCATCATCCCGGCAGAGGAGGGCGAGTGATGAGTAAAATCGTGCGAGTGTTGGGAGCAATCGTTTTCTCGTTGCTGATGTACAGCGTACCCATAATCCTCACGCTGTCGGTCGTATACGATTGGGACGGATTCTATCGGTGGGTGTGCTGTGTTGCGGCGGCGTTGCAGTTTTTGGTCTTGGTTGCCGCCGTTCTGTATAAGGCAGAGGAGGGCGAGTGATGGCTGATCCTATACGCTGCGTCTATGCCATGGAGGATGGTTACTTCTGTACCAAGCACAGCAATGGCTTTTATGACGGCAGTTGTCGGCTGCTTGAGGGGAAGCCGTGCGAAGATCAGAAGCCGCCGAAGCCAATCACCAACGCCGACCGCATCCGCGCTATGAGCGACGAGGAGCTGGCTGATTATCTTATCTGTGATGTGGAGGCCGAGGCAATTCGGAGGGCAGGAAGATTCTTAACTGCTGGCGAGATAAACCATGCTATCACAGATTGTCTCGGCTGGCTAAGGCAGGAGGTAAGCGAATGAGCAAGAAACAGGACTATCTCCGCTCTGAAATCGAAATCGCCCATCGAAACGCTAAAGCCGCTGACACGTTAGGCCGCTATGCGGAAGCGTTATGGTGGGAAGAGCGAGGGCGGGAACTGGTGGAAGAATTAAGCAAGGAACTTGGCTATGACAGTGCTCACAAATAAAGGAGGCTTTGAAGTGAACATCTTTTCCATCCTCGCAGCCGTTGGAATGCTGGCGATTGCCGGAGCTGGCGGCGTGGCGCTGGGGATCATCGAAAAACACATCATGGAGGATGACCGGACATCACGAAACGAATAATATCCGCCGCCCTCGCGCTTCTGCTCCTGACGACCCCAGCGTCAGCCGAGCACGTCACCGAGCGCAAGAGCATGGAGGATGAGGCGTGGCTGTGGGAGGAGCTGTCGCAATACTCCCCCTCCGACGTTGTGACCGCCGCCGTTCTGTCCTACTTCTGGCGGGAATCGCAGTACCGCTCCGACGCCGTGGCCGGTTGGGGCATGAGCCTCGCCGGTTACGGTGTGGACCTCTGCGAGACCGTCACAGCAAAGACCGACGCGGGCCTTTCGGACGGCAGCTCCCGCTCCTGGTTCATCAAAAAAGCCCGCCGCCACGGAGGCTACGGGCTGGGGCAATGGTACCGGGCAAGCTACGTCGAAGATCTCTACGACTTTGCCCGGGAGTGGGGCACGTCCATCGGGGATGCGGAGATGCAATGCGCGTTCGTCTTCCACTCCCTCAAGCAGAACAAGGCCCTGTGGAAACGGCTGAAACGATGCAAAGACCCGGAGAAGGCCGGGCGGCTCATCGCCATCTACTACGACGGCTCACAGACCGCCGCTCCCTACATAGGCTACAAGGCGGCAAAACTCTACGACAAGTACACAAACTGAGAGGCAGGGCAAACGCCCTGCCTCTTGCTTTACGGTTTCCAGGCTGTCTTCCAGCCCATGCTTTCCCAGAGCGCCTTTAGATAGTCCGCGTCCTCCGGGTGTTCGGCATAGTAGGCTTTGATTTCTTCCTGCGTGGCTTTCCCGTTCCCGCTTGTATCGACCGAGGAAAACAGCTTGTCTGCGTCTTCCTGCTTCATGCCAGCATCGGTAAGCGCCTTAACGCCGCCCGGCGTCAGCCCGCCCTTGTACATATCCCATGTGTTCGGCTCGCCGCCTTTGGTATATCCGGCAGCGTCCCACAAAGCCGCGATGTAGCTTTCCGCCTCCGGGTGTTCCGTAAAGTACGCCTTTAGGTCTTCCTGCTTCGGCGTCCCGTCGCCGCTCACGTCTATGAGGAAGCTCGCGACGTCAGCCGGGTCCATACCGGCTTCCGTCAGGACCGTCACCGTGTCGTCCTTTGCATATTCGTCGCCGCCGATCATCTCCCGCTGCCGCATCACCGCCGTCTTGGCGCTGTTGTTCGCCAGCTTGTAGAGGTTCTGGATGATCTCGGCCCGCTCCGCGTCGTCAAGTCCCCTGTACTCCTCGGATTCGATGAAGTCCTGCACCAGAGCGAGGGACGTCTGCCCCTTTACCGTGGCGTAGGTCTCGTACTCCTCCGGGCTGAGACGCCCGACGTCGCTGCCGGGGTTCCGGCTTGCGTACTCCGGGAAGACCTTTTCAGCGCCGCCGTCATACAGCCGCTGCAGCTCGTCGTCCACCGGCGTGCTGCGGTCCTCGCTGGAATAGTACGGGGAGAAGAATGTCTCCCATACCTTCTGCGCGCCCTGCGGCGTCTCCTGCTTCCGGCCCCAGGCGTCGATGTAGTCCTGCTGCTGGTAGTCAAAGTCCGGGATGCCGAGCGCTTCAAATCCGGGGATCTTCGCCATCGTCTGGCTGATCTTCCGCTGGATGGACGTCGGCAGCACGCCGTTCGGGTCGGTGTAGGTGCTCTGCCGGTAGTCCTCGCCATAGCGCTCAAACTGCCCGAGCATCGTCGGCGCCGCCTGAGAGAGGAGGCTTGCCAGCGAGTTCATCGCCAGCAGCGCAAGCGGCGGCGTCTCGTCCGTATAGCTCTGCACGACCTCGAACGCGTCGTTCAGCCCGTCCAGCATCGACATCTCAAGCATCGGCTCGCCGATCGCCGCAAACGTGTTCAGCACGTCGCCGAAAGAAAGCCCGTTCTCCGCCGCAAGGCTCTCAAGCTGTGCGCCCATGAACAGCGGGATCGAGTACGGGCTGACCCAGTCCAGCGTGTAGCTCGTGTCGCCGACGGTCAGGCTCCAGTCCTGTTCACCGCGCAGCTTGTCGAAGTTCTCCTGCTCCTTGTCCCGGTCCTTCCCGCGCAGAGCGCCGGAGGCGGCGAGCAGATACCCCGCCAGCATGATGCCCGAGCCGGTCAGCGTCTTTGCCGCCTGGTCGATCACGTCGCTTGCGGTCACGCCGCCCTTGCCTTTCACGGCCTTCACCGCGTCCGCAATGGTGTTGATGGCGCCCAGCGGGCTGTATTCCTCGGCCCGCACAAGGATGTTCGCCGGGGTCTTGCGGAAGGGCATGATGCCCTCGCCGACCGCCTGCAGCACCTTGCCGGTTTTGGTGTCGGCCTTGTTCCGCCCGATGCCGGAGATCGTCTTGGAGAAGTCGTTGCTGTCGCGGAAGGTCGCTTCCTGCGCCTGCTGAATGGCATAGGCCCGCGCCCTGTCGAGCTGTTCAGGCGTCGCGTCCGAGAGGCTCTTTATGTTGTGGGCTGCGAGCCACCCGGCCATAGCGTCGGCGTAGTTGGCGCGGGAGAAGATGACGTCGCCCTGCTCCATCGCCCAGTTGGTCAGCCTGCGCCAGCCCTCAAGCACGCGGGATTTGAAGATCCTCCGCTTGTCCTCGATCTCCTTGCCAAGCTGCTTCTGGTAGTCGTTGTACTTCCCCTCGCCAAGCGCCTCGTCCTGCACGTTGGCAAAGTCCTTTCTCGCCTCGGCGTACAGCCGCGGATCGTATAGCACGCTCTTGGTGCGCTCCATCTGCCCGCCGCTTGCGAGGTACCCGATGTACTCCATCGCCGCCGCCACGCGGTCCTTCGCCATGCGCCCGACCATCGAGACAAGGTTGCCCGCGATATTGCGGGTCTGCGTCTTGAAGTTGCCGAGCATGGCGGTGTAGCGCAGCGCGTTCCACTTCTCCATCCAGCTTGCCGGGACCTGCTCCGCGATGGCCTTTTGCATCTGAGAAATGATGTCGTCACGCGCCTCGTCGCTCTCGGCGCTGTTGTACGCCTCAACAAGATCCTGAGGCAGCTCGACGGTGTATTTGCCGTCCGCCTGCTCGTTGATTTTGTCCACGGCCTTCTGCATGCCGTACAGTTTGCCTTCCGGCGTGGTGATGCTCTGGCGCAAGATCTTGCCGACCTGTCCGAGCTGACCGGCTGTGGTGAGTTCCGCCGCCACGTCCGCGATCAGGCGTTCCGCTCCGACCACGTCACCATTGCGCGTCATTTCGTTCGCCACCATCCGGGCCAGCGGCACGGCTTCGGGCGGCAGCTTCGCGCCGTTCTTCGCCGCGCTGATAACGCCGTCGAGGTAGCCCTTCGCGCTGTCAAAGCCTTGGTCATAGATCCCCTGAGCCGCGGCCAGAACGTCCTTGTTCAGCAGCCGCTCATAGGTGACCTTGTCTGCGCCGAGCGACTTGGCAAGCGCCTCCTCGGTGCTCTCCGTCGTCCGCACGTTCTCGGCGAAACCGCGCTCAACCGTCGGCCCGTTCGCCTGTACCGTGGAGGGTGTGACCGGTGTACCGTCGATCGTGACGGGAGGGGCGTTCTCTTCCAGGGAGGAGAGGCTTTCGTCGCTCAGCGCCGCTACCGTGCTTTCGATGCCATCCGCGCTGTCGAGGACCTGCTGCGTCAGTTCCGCAAGCGCTTCATCATAGCTCTCCTGCGAGACTTCATCCGTAAAGCTGGTCTGCCGCGGTTTCGCCCCTTCCAGCACGTCCACGATGCGGTTGATCTGGTCGGCATGGCTCGTGATGTCGTCGGGGAACAGGCTCTTGCCGAAGGTCGTGCCGAGCTCCGCATAGAGCGTGTCGATGCTCTCTCCGTTCTTCACAAGGCTCAGCTTGCCGAAAAGAGACTTGCGCCAGGCGTTGTAGTCCGCCACGTCGCCGCGCAGTTCGTCGCTGATCTCAAAGCCGCGCCCGTCGAGCATGCTGCGGATGCCGTCGTAAAGCTCCCGGTCTCCCGTCTCCTGCCCGGGGATCGCGTCCAGCGTGTCCGCCGCCAGCTTCTCGGCCTTGGCGCGCAGTTCTTCTTCGTTGATGCCGTTCCCGTTGTTGTTGCTCTGGATATAGTCGGCGATCTCCTGCAGCCCGGCAGCGAGTCGCCCGCCTCTGTCCTCGATGCCGACGCTCTCCGCGAGGCTGTCAGCCGCCGCCTTTGCGGTCGTCGTTGCGCGTGCGGGCGGGGCCTCTCTGTTAAACGCCTCAGATTGCGCTGTGCTCGATTCTACCGCCGTGGGTGGTGCTGGGATATCCCCCGGAAGCTCAGCGGTCTCCTGTGGCGTTTCTGCGGCCTCTGCCGTGGGTGTGGCCAAAATCTCCTCCACGCGCTCAGCAGCATCCGCTTTCTCCTGTGCATCTGCCATCGGCCCAAGCAGCGTGTCGACCACCTCGTCGGCCTGCGCCTTGACCTCTGCCGGGGCTTCCGCCGCCCGTTGTGCGCGCTGTTCTGCCCTCTGATCTTCCGCGCTCAGCCCTTCGACCGGTGCGGCCTGTCCTGTCACCTGTTCCGCGAGCACCTGCGTCGGGTCGAGCGGTGCGGCGTTCTGCTGGCCAGCCTGTGAAAGCCCATACTGTATCGCTGTCTGCCCACCGGCTGAAAATGCCGTGTCGATGGCTGTATTCTTCGCGGTGTCCCAAATTGTAGCCGGGTTAATGATCGCGTTCGGATCTTCCGCGGAGTACAGAGCGACGTCCTGGTACAGCGATTTCAGCCCGCGCTCGATGAAGCCTTGCCACTCTTCTTCGTTGATTTCTCCGGCGATGGACTTGATATAGTCAAGAAGCGCGCTTCTGTCGCCGTTGACCATAGCCTCCTGGATGTTTGCCGGGAGTGCCTGCATGCCGCCGAGCGCTTCGTCCGAGCCGCCGACTTCGATCATGGCGTTCCATACGCCGTTCAATGCGGCGTACATGGTCGCCTCTGCCGGGGTGGCCCCATCCTCAAGCGCCTCGTCATAGCTGCTGCCGAACGTAGTCGCAAACGAATACTGTGCCGACGGATTGGACGCGAGCGTCTTGATGCCCTGCGCCGCCATCGTGCTGATGCCCTGCATGCCGGGGGATTCAAAGAGCGTCGAGATGTATTCGAGCCCTTCCGTGGTTGCACCCGCGCCGCCTGCGCCGCCCATCGTCATAAGGTTCAGAACGATAAACGGCGCGCTCTGCGCGATACTCTCGGCGTGCTGTGTCACGTTTTCCAGCGTGTCGTTTCCGGCGGATTCCTCCGCTGCTCTGCCGGACCAGTAGGCGACCTCTTCCTTGCCCTTCTCCTTGAGCTTGGTGATTGGGTTCTTCCCTTCGAGGTCCGCACCGAACAGCGTGCCGACCTCTTTGAACACTTCCCACGGCAGGGACTTCTCGCCGCCAAGCCAGTCCAGCGCCTGCGTAACGCCGTAGCCGCCTTTCTCCAGGCCGCTGTAGATGCCAAGGCCAACGGCTTTAGCCGGGTCGACGTCTGCCCTCTGCATGGTAGCGATCTGGTCGTTCATCTCGTCGAGCTGCGTCTTCATTTCCTCAAGGCGCTCGGCGTCTTCCGGTTTGAAGTTGCCATCGGCGATCTGCTGCTGCAGCTCGCTGTATTCTTTCCAGAGCGCGTCCCGGTCGTCCTTGAGTTCTTCTTTGGCCTTCTCGCGTGCCGCTTCAGTCCAGTCGGTGTTGGGGTCGGGCGCAAATCCTTCCGGTGCGTTTGCGGCCTCGGCCTGCAGTCCGCTCGCGGTGATACCGCGTCCGGCTGCTATGTCGTACTGTTCGAGCTTGCGCTGGGCAACGCCCGCTGCGGTCTGCGCCCGGTTGTAACTGTCCCAGTCCATCGGCCCCCACCAGGTCTTGTCCTGCGAATCCAGCTTGTCAAACGCGGCCTGCGCTTCGGCGGCGGCACTCTCAAGAGCCTGACGCTCTGGGTCTGACGCCTGCCGCAAAGCCTCCTGCTCGCTCAGGTAATCGTCGAGCGCGGTGTTGGCGGGCGCGGTCTGTTTCGGTTTGTCCGGCTGTTCCTCCACGCCCGCGTCCGCTTCCTCGTCCTGCGAGAAAGAAGCAAAGCCGCTCTTCTCTGCGGGCTTGGACGCGCTCTGTTCTCCCGGCTTTTTCTCGGCGCTGCCTGTTGCGCTGTCCGTGAACTGTCGCACTTCCCCGGCGAATCCGGCGTAGGGGGAATAGCTCAGCGGCTTGGTTGTCGCCGTGCTTTCTGCCGGGCTGTAGGGAAGGTTCTCCGGCTTCGCTGGCTCCTGCCCGTTGCCGGTGTAGTTCGGGAGCTTTTCCGGCTCGTTCGCCAGCCCGATGGTCTCGTGCAGCGCGTCGACGGTGCTGCGCTCCGGTTTCTGCGCAGACGCGGCGGACTTGCCCGCTCTGCCCTGCGTTGCAGCGGAACGCGGCAGCTCTTGCCTCGTCTGCTGCTTCTGCTGCCGTTCCTGTTCCTCTTCTTTTTCCCGCTTCGACGTTCGCTGCATGCCGCTGCGCTGCATGCCCGACAACTTACCTCTCGCCATGTCGCGTCTCCTCGTGCTGTGTTATTTAATCATGTTGTGCGCCGTCCGCCACTCGTTGTTTGACGGGCTGCTGCTTGCCTGAGCCTGGAGCTGATTGTTGACGGCGTTCGCCGTGCGGCTGGTGACAAAGCCGAGCGCGTTGCCGAGGATGTTGCCCGCTGTCCCCGCCGCCGTTTCTTTGGAAACCGGTTTGACGCTACTCTTTTTCTTCCCGCCGCCGTAGTAACCGCCGCCGCTGCTCGGTGCCTGATACCCAGCGGGGTACTGGCCCGTCATGCTGCGGTAGCGCTCCGCGTCGATGGCCCCGGTGTTGTACGCGAGGTCCGGGTTCTGCGCGATCCAGAGCTCCCGCATGGAGTTGACGGTCTCCGGGCTATAGCCAAGGCCCTCAAAGCCGGAGAAGATCCCGTAGCCCGCGAGCATCTGCGCCTGCTGCATTTGCCGGTCGCGGTCCTCGTTGTAGCCCTGGAGGAGAGCCTGCGCTTTCTGGTAGTCGGCGTTGGCGACGGCCTGATTGACCTGCGAGCGGTATGCGGCCTCAAGGTCGGACAGACCCCGCGCAGCGTTCGCCTGCTCCTGCGCCTGTGCCGCGCCGAGCTGGCCGCTGGATCTCAGGTAGTTATTCTGCTGGGCAAGCTGCATCTGCGAGGCCGTGCCGCTGTTCAGGCCGTTCGCCGCCGCCTGCATGTTGTTATTCCGGCGCTGCCGCTCGTACTGAGCGCCGAGGTCGTTGAACTGCTGGCGGTAGTTACCGGCGATCTGCGCCGCGTCCGCTTCCTTCTGGCTCCTGGCGCGGTTGTACTCCGCCTCCATGTTTGCGAGGTTCGCGTCCCGGTTGGCGTCGTACATGGCAGAAACAGCCTGCCCCTGCCCGCCCTTTGCGTAGTTGTTGTAGGCGTCTTCAAAAGTAGCCATAGTCTCACTCCTGTAAAAAGGGGGCGGGACATGCCCGCCCCTTTCTCATTTGTTGTCCTTGTTGTACTGCGCCGTGCTGATGCCGACGAGCGCACCGATCAGGGTGCAGATGATGGCCGAAACCTGTGCTACGACCTCGCCGTATCCCCAGCCGAAAATCTTGTCGAGACCGACGTATGCGGTCGTGCAGGCCGGGAAGCAGATGAGCACGAGCCACTTCAAAACGTCGTAAACCTTGTCACTAAGTTTCATTTTTGTGTGCCTCCTCATTCAAATGATCTTCCAGTTTTTTGATAGCCTCTGTTACAGGACCATTGCAGCCCTGCTCCTTCAGCCCCTTCAAGCAAGCAAGAACGCCTACGGTCAGGATTTTCTGCTCGGATCGTATCGCGGCGATCTCCTTGTCCTGCTTCTCCTGTCTTGTCACGAAGTTGTACCCCTTGTTGTAAACTGCGATCAGTGCTCCAATCGCCGCTACG